ATAGCGTTGATCACCGTGTTCACGACTTTGCGGAAGCCTTCAAAACGGACATAAGCAGCCGCCACAGCAACACCGAACGCGATAATCGCAGCAACCGCGATACCTATCGGGTTAGAGAACAGCGCGACGTTGAACAAGTTCTGTGAGATCGCAGCAGCGATAGCGATCAGACGAAACGCAGCAAACGCAGCAGTCAACGCGATGATGAAGTTGACAACTTTACCACCTCGCTGAATGACGTCGTCGAGTTTGCCAGCCAGAAACGCGATGCCACCACCGAAGCCTTGCTCACCGAAAACACGACCTGCTTCAGTGGCGAACGGTACGACTTTCTGCACCATGAAGTTAGCGAAACGTTCGACCACAGGTAACAGCAACGTGCCGATCTCGTCACGTACGTGACCGAACGCAGCCTGAATACGGAAAGTGTCAGTGGTGGTAGCAGCAGCAGTGCCACCTACCTGCGTTTCGATCGCTTTCAACAACGTGTCTTGCGCTTTCAGCATCTGATTCGACTCTACGAGCGCTTTGATCTTCGCCTTCTCGGAATCGGTGAAAGTAACACCAGAACGTGCCAACGCGGTGATACCTTTGATCGGATCTTGTAACGCTTTACCAAGTTGCACCGCGTTCTGTTCTGCAGCGCCGAAACCAGCAGCAGCCAAATCGACAGCCGCAACAGTAGCACGGTCAAATGCACCACCGACTTCGTTCGCTGTTTTCGCGATGTTGGCGAAAGTGAGCAGTTTCGCCTGCGTCATCTTTATCGTTTCAGCAGTGACACCAAGTTCATACTCTTGCGCGTCGGCGAGTTTCTGCAGCCGCTGTGCTACGATATCGGCGTTGTCACCGAACAACTTCATCGAGTTGGCAACTGCCACCAGTCGGTCATCTGCTTGTTTCGCGTATTCAGCGCCTTTCACCATGTACGCACCGACACCACCTAGCGCAGCGGCTGCGATACCGCCATACTTAGCCATGTTGCCGATACCTTTACCTACGGCTGAGTCGAGCGTGCGCAACGCGTAGGTGCTTTTCGCACCTGCACCTTCCAGTTTCTTGAACTCGGTCAGCGCTCTGCGTATGCCTTTAGCGTCAAACTCGCTAACTATGTTGACGCCTAATGCCACAGTGCTAAGCCCTTCCGCGTGCGTTGATCGCCGCTTGTACCATCTTATCAGTCAACTCGATAGATCGCGATACGACACTCTCCACCATCGGCATGCGCTTCTCAACACCTTTATAGAGAACACGCGAACGAGCAACACCGATACGGCTCTGTCCCTTCGTTGGCGAGTAGCGATCCAAGTTCTTCACGAAGATGTTGTCTGTTTTACTGCCTGCTGAGTCGAGCACCGCACCACCAGGTGACATCTGGTTGATACGCAAAATGCTACGCTCACCGTTGCGCACTCGACCGATACCGACCTTCGGCTGCACCATGCCGCGAGCGTTAGATGGCTCGTACGCAGGAAACGGTTTCCCTTTTTTGCGTCGAGTAGACGGGTTGCCCACCCAGCGTGTCAGTGGTCGCTCTGGAAAATCGCCACCGACAGCATCAGCGAGCGGTTGCGCGCTGCTGTTCATCTGCGTACGCACTTCTTTGTATAGATCTTTCTCATACTGGCGCATGTAGCGCATCGCTTCCGCGACACCGTAGACACGTACACGCGTTGTCATAGCGACGTCGTCCGTTTGACGCGTCTATTCGCGTTGCGTTGCTGCTCGTTACGCCAGTGCATGTAATCCAGCATAGTGTTCAACATCTCAGGCGGCTCAGCCATTAGTACACTTGGCGCGATCCCTGTCTCGCAGGCGAGCGACGCAACAACCCAGTGCGCGCTCTTCAGTCCAAAGGGACGTCAGCAGACTCATCTTTCAACGTGACCTCGTCAACAGACTGGATCCACTCGGGATCGAACGCAGCCTGCGTACGTCCAATACGCTTAGACACCTGCCACGCAAGCCAAGCGATATCGGTCAACCGCATCTCATTCTCGAACTTCGCAACTGAACGATTCCACGTACGCTCGAATGCAACGAAGTCGCCGAAACGTGCGATCACTTCGTACTGTTCACCGTCGATCGGTTTGACGATCATCGCAAGTTTCATGCTATTACCTGTCCTTCAGTTATAGATGGATTGACTAGGCTGTTGCCTTGGCGAGCGATCCACCAGTGAACGAGAGACTGGTCATCGCCAACTCGCCAACCGCACCAGCCACAGGCTGATGAGAAGCGAGAAACGCATTCGAGATGGTATAACTTGGATTCGTTGCACTGACTGCACCGCTCGTCGGCTTGATTACGACAGTCGTGGTCGTGCCGACCAACGGGTAGATCGTGGCTTCTACTTCACTTGCAGCGAAGTCCTGCATGAACTCGATGTTGCACGACAGGTTCTGCAGACCACCAGTGAACTTGTGTCCAGTGTCGCCGAACGCAGTGACCTCGACGCTGTCGACCTCGTAGTTGAGTTCGACGCTATTCGCTTTGTCGCTGAGATCGACCGAGTTGATGGTGATCGATGCATTGGTAAGAACGAGAACAGCCACGGTTATTTCTCACTTTCGTCTGTGTGCTTGTCTTGCTTCCCACTGCGTGCGAGTTCGATGTGTCCAGCAGCGATGAGAGCAGCGACATCGGCGTGTACCAAATCTTGGTCATTCACCATGTCGCCGCGCTTCTTGCCAGCGAATCGATCACTCGTCACTTTGTAGGTTGCCATAACGACAAGCCTACACTAGAAACGACGACGGACGCTTCAAGCATGTACTGTCAAGTCGACGCGAACCGTAAGAAACTCGGCATCAGCCTGGGTCTGCGGTACGATAGCGAACGACGTCGGTACGACCAAAGTCTGACATACACCGCCGAGAGTGAGATCGCCTTCGAGCACAGCACGCAGCGACTTAGCGCCGCTATAACTCACGTAGTCATCGATGTTTTCAAACGCTCGACTGTCAGTGTACCTGCCGACCACGACGTAGATAGACCAGTACATCTCGACGTTGCCGCCACCGAAAGCGCGGTGGTACGACACCGAGTTGAGCACAGGATAGGCGACAGGTGGATTTAGTTGCTCAGGCTGATAGGCGTAAGTGCGCAGACCGCTGATAGTAGCCAGTCTTGTCTTCAGTCCTGTAGCGACTTGCGACACCGTCGCTGGCATTAGGCGATACCGTACTGCACGTAAGGCGAAAGCATGTCGCGCACGTCGGGATCGATAGCGCGCACCTGGATCGCCATATCTGCGAAACCGACGACACCGAGCGCTGCGTTGTAACGTGCAAAACCGCGCATCGCCAACAGAATGCACGCCTGGTTCACATCATCGGGGATCGCGCCCCAACCCCACACGCCGTTCAACTCAACTGCTGGGATCTCAGGTTGGATAACAATAGGGAATGTCTTACCGCCGATAGCGGTGATGCGGTTGTATGGGCGTGACTGCAGCGCTGTGTTCAACGGTTGCAGTTGATAGTCGACGTTCAACGTCCAAGTGTCTTCATACGTACCGTCGCCGTCGTCATCTGTCTTCAACGTGATCACCGAAACCAGGTCGTTCTGCAGTAGCACGGTGTAGACGTCACGTGCATACATCTTCACGGTGTTGGTGGTCTGATAGAAGAATCGACCAGTGTAGCCGTCGATGCGACGTGACGCGCCTTCGATAGCGCCTTCCAACAGCGTGTCATCGGTTGAATCGCTGATTCGTAGCGCTGCTTTGACTTCTGCCAGTGTGCAGTAGCCGTTGGTGATAGGCATCAGATCTCGCGTTTCTTAGTTTTGCGCTTGATAGCGCGCTCTGCTACGGGTTCAGTGGTTGCCGTTTCGATCGGTTTATCACTCTCGACGTAGCCGAGAAGACGCAACTGCGCGGTTACGGCTGCAGCACGTTCGTGCTTGCCACGACGCTCGTAGCCGAGCCGCTCAACGAGCAGCGCTTCGATTTGTGCGCTGTTGTTTTGCATACAACCATTATAACACGAAAGCGGCGCACGGTGTTGTCACCGTGCGCCGCTTTGCGTGCAACTCGTCGTTCGTTAGAACGTTGGTGCGACGAGTCCCGTGCCGTTGATCTGCGCCCAGGCGTTGGGGTAACGACGCGCAGTGAACGCGGCGTAACCGTAGACGATGATCTGCACGTCGAGTTCAGCGCCCTTGGGCTGCTCGAAGCGCAACATCATCGGCTCGCCGTTGCCCTGTTCCCACAGGTGCAACTCTTGCAAGTTGCCGACGTAGATCGTGTCCTGGTCAGTGCCAGCGCCCTGAGCGGTGCTCACGGTGGCGTCGGTGATGACAGGCAGACCTGCAATCGCGTAGCCGCTGTTGCCGTACTGCACTGAACCTGCGCCAGTGGCGATCGGGTTCATCGCGTACGGTGTCGGCACTGCGAGTGGGCGGTTGGTGCTGTCGACTGCGGCGAGAATGAACGCCAAACGACGTGGGTGCATGATGATCGCATTCGGACCAGCGAAGAACGTGGTCTGAACCTTCTGCACTGCGTCGAGCAGTTTCGGGTAGAGTTCCGCAACGGAAGGCGAAGCGTCGGTGTAAGTCACCGACTGACCAGCGCCAGCGAGCAGTTCGGCAACGAGCGCCGTGTTCAGCGACGTGTGGTACGCGCTGACCAGGTCGTTCATCACCAACGAGTCGACACCAGTGCCGCGCTCGATCGCCTGACGGCTCACGTTCTGCTGACCAGCGTAGGTGTTCACGTTGATGGTGAGCAGCGTGTCGTCCATGTTGGTTTCGGACACTGCAGCACCTTCGGTCTGCTGAGCAACCGACGAGCCAGTGGTGACGCGTGAGATGTTCAGCGTCAAACCAGCCGACGGAAGTTGATGCTTACGAGCAGCGTCTGCAGTCGGACGACCTGCACGCGCCAACGGCGCTGCGAGACCAGTCAGGTACTGAGGGACGACCAAGCCCGAGAAGTTCGCGCTGGTCACATCGCGACGCTCGACGCGCTCTTCCTGCATGTGACGTGCGAGACGCTCACGTGCGGCGAAGTCGCCGTTGAACTGTGCGTTGTAGGCGTCGGAGATGAACGAGTTGCTCGACTCAGGTGAGTACGTGCGCGGCTCGGACTTGACAGCGACAACGTCGACTGCCTTCTCGCGACGGGTTTCCACTGCGGCTGCAGCGCGAGCGTCGAGTTCTGCGTGACGCTTGATCTGCTCGTCCAGTTCACGAACTTCGTCGAGAGCCTTAGCGATCTCGCCGTCTTCGTCCTTGGTGATGTCACGCGATTCAGTCACCGCTACAGCGGTGATCTGCTCGGCGCGTGCGAGAGCAGCATCGCGCTTCTCTCGCAGTTTGTCGGTGTAAGTTGCCATTGGTGTTTTACTCCAGGGTTGAGTGACTGATGTTGCTTCCGCGAGTGATGTCACTCAGTGACGCTCTTAGCGTCGGCTGCGACTCGGCTAGCGCTGTCGAGCGATCTGAATCTGCCTTTGTCGCAGACTCAAAGAACCCGACATATCAACCGTAACATCTTGACGGCTGCGCAGACTTACAATAGTATCTTCATACGCTGGGTAGGTCACCACACTCACGTCGAACAGTTGCACTTCACGCAACTCGCGAATCGTGCGATCGCTATTCCACGAATCCTTCACAGTCCTAAACGCGAACGACATCTGCGACAGATCGCCACGACGCATAGCAGACAGAACACGCTGCGCGTCAGGGTTCATCGGGTCGAGCGTAGCCTCAACACGCAAACCGCGGTCATCTTCCTCAAGCATCAACGTACCAGACTTCGTGCGAGCCAGCGGCACACCTTCATGGTCGATCAACAGCCGCACATCAGCGCCATCATTCAAAGTCTTAGCGAACGCACCTTTGCGAACGTACTCCACAAACGGCATCGGCTCGCTCGGCGAATCGAACACCGAAGCATAGCCAACCAACGTGTTGCTGTCTCCCTCGGCGCGGATCTCCAACGTGGTATAGGCGACAGAGCGGTTCTCGTTTACGGTGTCGCTAATCCAGCGGACTTGCATCGTCTCGACCATATCGCCACCAGTGTAGCCGTTTTTGGTGTTCTTTCGTTCTCCACTATCTGCATCGAATTGAGTGACGATCCGCTCAGCGTAAGCCTGTGCACGTCGCGCTGTCGTCTTATTTGAGCCGCCGCCCCACAACAACATCGCCACCAAACCAGGTGTGATTTCGTCACCTTCTACCGTGTCCAAATCCATCATATGGCGAGCGATCCAACCAGGAATGCGACGCCACTTGGCTTCGCTCAACGCTTCACCGTTAGCCATACGACGTGCATCGGCAACAGTCGCAGGTACAAGCCCATCACCAGATAGACCTTGATCATGTAGACGCAGACCGCGTTCAGCGCTGCGCGCCATGAAAACAGGTGCGACCATGTTCGCACGCACCTCGCGCACGCCGTCGTCTTCCATCTCAGGCTCGTCCTCTTCAGGTTCGTCTGGCAACTCCAACTCGGTCTCAGTCTCGATCGAC